TACACGGTTTTTCCTCATAATATCATTACTTTTAATATATTCTAATACCAGTTCGTCGGCCTGCCCTTGCATGAATAATATTAAATTCTCTATATACAAGGTAACCTAAAGCATCGTTAAGATGATCGTATCCATTCTGCTTATCTGGATCTCCACTTTTTTCATCGTAACTCTGCAACTCCAAACATTCTACTAAGCGTCGGCAACGGGCATGAATCGCCAAACGCACCCATCCTTTGCTGTTTTCCAAGAGTGCTTGTAAGGTTTGAACTCTGTCTTTGATCGGTGGGTTACTGCGTAATGCCATGCTTGAGAAACCGTAGCCTTCGAGAATTGCAATATCTGTCTTTGAAGCGTTGATGGTTGATCTGGCAGCACCACTTGCATCTGGATAAACTAATATTCTGTTCGTAGGATACCTTCTTTTAATTTCCTGAGCCAATGCATCTGTATCATTTTGTTTTGTAATTTCATCAATCACAAACAATTTATCTCCGTCTTTGACTGCTACGACTGCATTACAGTTCATCACGTTGAAATCGATCCCTATTAAGAGCGTTTCCATCTTTATATCAAACGGAATGTTATCAACCAAATGCTTGTTGCGATCAAATCTGGAGTAGACAGCTCCCGTTGTAAGATTTGTAAAGTTTCCGTTGAGATAGGCTTGTATGAGTTGCGGTGGATAGTTTTCTAAAAGAGAATCAATAAAGCCCTCTGGCAAATAAGGATTATCACTTGTCTTTGCTTTTATTAATCTTGTATCCTCCTTTGCGTTTTTTTCAAAAGTCTCAAAAGCCCAAGCGTGACCTTCGGGAGTTGTTGTTGCATAAAACTGCTGAATATTTCCTGACCTTAATCTTGCAAGAGCCATGTTCATTGCTTGCTCTGCGTCTCTTTTATTTACGGTGTCGGCCTCATCAAATCCAACCGCACAAAGGTTCTGTCCTCTTAGCCTTTGATAAGTCAAAATGGTTCTTAATAGGATCGTATGAGTTCCTTCTTCAAAGGTAAGTTGATATTCTGGCAAAGGCGAAGCTCTGAAAGTGTAAGGTATTTCCCACTCCTCAAGAAGCTCGTTCATTGTTCGCATCAAAATATCTCTGAGCATTGGACTTGTTGGTTCAAATATGGCAGATATATGACCAACATTCATGCAAGCAAGAATAATACTTTTAGAAACTAAAGCATAAGTTTTACCAGCACCAAAGCCACAAACAAGAGCAAGTTTTCGATGGCTTGTATCATCGCAGAAAGATGCTTGATGCGGAAGCAACTTAGTTTTTATTTTTTTTATTATATCTTTTGACGAGGGAATATAACTAAAGCCTTCTTCAAATAAAACATGGCCTTGCGAGACAGTTTCTAAGAGACTCATGAGACTAAGTGTGCAAGTTTAGCTGCAGTATTGATTGCACCAAGTGCAATATGATATTGACCAGACCTTCTAGCTTCCATCTGTAAGGTGCTGCATTGAGCCAAAAGATCAGCGATCATCTGAGGTCGTTCCATGTCCCAATCCTTCTTCAGCTCGTCTCTAGCTATCTGTAAATACTTAGCAACGCTTCTCTCTCCCACCCCCCAATTCTCGGAAGCATAACGAACGCAGTCAGACCGACGACCCCCGTTAGCAATTATCCGAGCGAACCGTTGAGCCCTGACAATTGTCTCTGCTTGCGTACCTTTTTTGCCCATAAAATGTAGTTCTTAGTTAAATACTACACGCTCTGCTTTATTTCCAGTGAAATTCTCCCATCTTTTAATTATTACATCGCAGTATTTTGGATCGAGTTCAACTAAGCGAGCTTGTCTTTGTAGTCTTTCTGCAGCGATCAAAGTTGTGCCAGAGCCACCAAAGGTGTCGAGAACGATATGGTTTGGCTTTGTTGAATTTGACATTTGATATTGGATCAAATCGACAGGTTTCATTGTTGGGTGTTCTTTGTTGCGGTTTGGTTTATCAAAGTTTAGAACAGTTGTTTGTTTGCGATCTGCGTTCCAGAAATGAGAAGCACCTTTTTTCCAACCATAAAGGCAAGGTTCATGTTGCCAATGATAATCTTGACGACCCATAACCATTGATGACTTGACCCAGATAAGGCATTGTCTTATTTGCAAGTTGGCATCTTTTGCTGCACCTCGGAAGTTATAACCTTCTGAGTCTGCATGCCAGATATAAAAGGAAGCACCGTCATTGAGATAATGATGAGCAACCGTGTAAGCCGAAGCCAAAAACTGTCGGAACTCTGCATCGGACTGGTTATCGTTTTGAATTTTTAATTTATCTGCTGTCGCCCCTTCGTAGTTCACATTATATGGAGGATCAGTCAGCCAAAGGTCTGCCAGTTCATTTTCCATCAAAGGTTGGAGTTGATTTTGATCGGTTGAGTCTCCGCATAGTAATTTGTGGTTACCAAGTTTCCAAACCTCTCCAAACTGAACTGTTGGTTCTTCAGGAGTTTCAGGAACTTCGTCGGGGTCTGTTAAACCTTCGGTTGGAATAATATCTGGTTCACCAAGTATTTCTGCAAGGTCCTCTTTTGTAAACCACGGATTAATGTCGTGATCTTCTGAAAGCTGATGCAACATTTCTTTATCCCACTCGGATAAGTCGGAGGTTCTGTTGTCAGCGAGAGCAAGTCCGACCTTTTGATCTTCGGAGAGTCCTTTTCTTTTGACAGCGATGATTTCGTCACCTTCGGTTTCAATCACCCTTACGTTTTTTATACCAGCAGCTCTTGCCCCAGCAATTGTTCCGTTACCAGCAAGGATTCGATTCTCTTCGTCGATAACGATGGATCGACCAGCACCATATTTTTGGAGCGATTCTTTTATCAAAGCGGAAGAACGATCAGTTCTTTTTCTTGCGTTTTTGTGGTCGTTTTTGAGTTCGTTAATTTTCATGCTGCGTTTTTGAATTGATTATATTTTTTGATGTGATTATTAACAACGGCAGTTGGACATACTATTTCTCCCATTTTTTGTAGATCAAATTTAAAATCGTTGTAAATTTCATGAAAAGCATAAAAAAGATCAGTTACTAAGTTCTCTCCATAAAGGTGAGGGTTCTTGCCATGCAAATGAAAAAACCAACGAATCATGTCGTTGGCAGAGCATACTTCAATTAAATTTATTGAATACAAAGGTTCATCGTGGTCCCAAATACCGAAATGACAGTCGGGCATCAAATCAAGGGAGTAAGTCTCCTCGTTTAAATACCAATCGCCCCAGTTCATGTGAACAGGCCAGTTATAACTCATTAAGTTTGCAAGGGGAACAGGAGGAGGATTTTGCTTAGAAAATTCTATATTTTCTTTTTTTTCCCTTGCTTGAGCCGACTCATAAAGAAGGTTTTTAGGAAGGCGGTGGTTCACTATGGTTGAGTTTCATTGATTCAACAGTAGCTTTTTCAGTTGGAAATGAAAACAGGGAAGGAGTATTTTTTAAAGTTTCTTTGACAGTTTGTATAAAATATGGCAGTTCTTCCTTTGGATTGTTTATATTTTGCAAGCGATAATCGTTCATTAATTTAACACTTTGTTGCCAAGATTCCTTTCTTTTATTGTGCAACATTCTTGTTTCGTCTTTGGTTAAAGAAACGCCTAAAGTGTGTTCACCACTGGAAGTTACAATGGTTTTAATATTACCTAACGAGTCTCTATATCCAGATGAGATAACATTTTGTTCTTCATCTAATTGTTGGTAAGCTTTCTTGCAGTGACATATTATGGCTGCATCAGAGCCAGCAAAATTTCTGCCTTTTTCATCAATATCGTAATCATGCCAGTAAAGACGGTTGACTAATCGATCTGAATTGTTAACGATTCCTGTGTCGTAGCAAGCGTAGCAATCCTTGTCAGGAGGATAGAAGTTTATTGTTTTTTCTGTGAGTTTTCTTTTGTAGGACATGGCAAGTTAAAAGGGTAATTCTGAATCTTGGGATTTATCTTTCTCCCAATTTTGTTTTGGCTTTGGCAAATCAACTGTGCTTGGTAAGTAGGCTTCATAAAAACCATCTTTAAGCCATCTACAGCAGTTAGGAAAAGGTGAGGCAAAGCCTCCTTTAATTTCGATTTGGTGCTGATCAGTTATAGCTCGTTGTAAAGCTAAAGCAAGTGATTCTGGAGAATGATTTTTTATAATGACACAATAGTGGTCGTAGGCTTTTGGCTTTGTTTGACCAGATGCTCTCTTTTTAATTTTTAAATATTTTTCCCAAAAAAGCTCAAATTCCTTTGAATAAATCTTTTTCTTTGTTTTTTGTTTACTAACTTTATTAATATTGTTATTTGTATCTAGTTTATATACATCTTGTTTGGTGGCATTTGGTGCTATGGGGGGGTGCAGATTTTGCACTGGGGGCATAGCATATTTTGCAGGG